ATGCAAATGATAGCACTTCAATTACACTGGCTGGAAGTCTGGTAGAGTCAGTTTCAAACAAAGGATCTGTTTCGTGCACATGGCAGGCTAATCTTGCTGCCGCTCGCCCTTTCTTATCAGCATCTCTGGTCAACGGTCGTGATGTCATTAGCTTTGATGGTGTCGACGATATCTTGGCAAGTTCAGCCGGCGCCGACTCCCTCTTTGGCTCATCAACTCCTACGACATACACATACGGAATTGTCATGAAACCCAATCGTGTAACAACGTCTAATTCAAATCCATATGCGCTTGATATCATAACCGGAATGGCCAGCTCTGGCTGGACCGTCAGTGTTGGCACATCACAAGGCCTAACAAGCCGACTTTGGCATGATTTTGGATCTGCTGACGCAGCTGACTATGTTACATCCAAGGTGTCTCAAGTAGTAAGCGGTTCAACAATGTCCATGATTATCACGTATGGGTCAAAAACCTATAACATGTACATCAATGGAACATTTGTAGGAAGCACAACTAGACCGTCAGATCCAACTGTGGGGCTAAATAGCGTCAGGGTTGGAAATGAAATCTTTCCATCAAGCGGAAATCCTTCGCTGTTCGAGTTATGTGAGCTGGTGTTGTATTCTGGAGAAATCACGGCCGCAAATATTGCGACGCTGGCAGATTATTTTGACGACAAGTGGGCTATCTAACGACTTTGCAGAATGGATACTTAGGATAGTTATGGCAGGAATACTCAACAGCAAAGAACGAATCATGGACTTTGTCGTTACCCAAGAGGGAAAACGGCAGGCTGGCATCGGTGAACTCAAGTTCAAGTATGCTACATTCACGGATTTGCACACATTTTATGAGCTATCTGGAAGTCTGGCTGATCCAGAGCTGGCGGATGATGCTTCGTCGAGGATTTTCTTTGAAGCAGGAAACAGATATCAAGACGTTATTGTTCCGGAACTAGAAGCAGGATTTAGCTTGCGGCCATTTAGGACATCACAGCTTGAGGTTGGAGGTGGTACGATAGCTTCTGGGACATTTCGAACTGGAATAAGTCAATCACCAAATGTATTGTCAGCCTCCGATCTGGGTCCTGCAGTGACCACCATGCTGGATGGAATAACAGACAACTTCACTGACCAGCGAATAATTGGAACAATTGATGAGTTTTCGCTGCATCAAGAGATTGTAGTGGCTCCACTAACCGGGACCTTTGACATTACAAATGAAACCCACTATCTTCGTGGAAATCACAAAGGAGAGGCAGTCCTTGATAAGATACCCAGCATTTTCAGTGACCGACGATTTTCTGATTTTGCCAACTTCCTGTATTTGCCACCTGTGAGTACTCCTCGGCCTGGAATGATGGGCGGAGACTTGATGGGATACTACCCACGACTCAATGAGCAGAAAATCTTGTCTTTGGGCGAGCTGATGTTGTCGCTGAAAGGGAAGGACATGCAACAGTTCACCTTCTCCAAAACCAGCCGGTCCAACAACATCATCGTCCAGTTTTTCGAGCAAGATCTTGGCGGTGTCGAAAAGCTTTCTGTCATTGATTTTGGATCATTTGATGACGACGAACCTCGCAGTCCAGGAAAAAGGGTCTTGTTTGTGGGAAAGATTCAAAGAGACTCGCGTGGATCCGAGACATTTTTGTGCTTGTTTACTGTGGTGATTGACTAGGAAGAAAGATGGCAAACATTAGACTAAGAAAAATATCCATCGACAGGTTTTTTGAGTTCGCCTCTGGCGTTCTCCCGTTTGATCTCATTGACATTGTTAGCGAGTCAGAAACGTATGGAGTTCATATCGATTCAAAGACAGATGAATTTGAATATCGGACTCATTTTTTCATCAACCAGCAGGTGTCGGAAGAGCTCGGAGCAACCGGCTTGCGGGTAGAGGTGTTTGTAACAGATCCTCGAGAGAGAAAGCCATCATCCACTGATGCTGTTGCATCTTTTGAAGTCAAGTTTGACATAGCGGCAAACATTCTCGAGAAAAAAGGAGAAACTCAAACAAAGTCTGTGATAACTCGGGTTCCGCCCGCGATTTTCAAGAAGGTTCTGGTTGCAGCCAACAGGCTGCCACCGAAAATTCCTAGGTTGATAATTCCAGGCCGTCAGAGAACCCCAACACCTTCGTTTAGAAGTGTTTCTAAGATGCTGAGAATCATGGGCTTCGATCCGGCAGCGCTGGCTGCAACCGGAAACTTCTTTGCCACCACGCCGAAAACCGCCATTTCTCTTGACAGTGATAATGCACGTCCGAACGATAGATCTCGGGCAAGGTCATCAGGCTCAAATATCCGAAGGAGAAGCAGCCTAGCAGCAACAAGAAGTATCAGCCGATCCAAGAGGAGAGGACCACAATCAAATGAGCTTGTTCGAACAATTGAGCCGCCAACAACTGCCGACACGCAGTCAAATACGGCGTACATCAGCTTCCTTCCAACAAAGAGGGAGTTTGTGCAGGACTTTAGTATCAACAACGAGCTGGTTCACGGATCCGAAAAACTTTATGCAACGATATCAGTCATCCCGGGAAGTGAAACAAACGTATTGTTCGAAACGAAAATTGTGGAAATCCAGCACGGCCGCGAGCTTTCTGAGTTTTTGGCAAACCCAGAACCACCAATTCTTTCACTTGTCTCGTCAGGACCCGCGAAGATAAAGGTCAAGATTCAGAGAACAGACCCGTCACTTCGCGTTGTCAGGGTCTTTAGGATCATCACAAATCCCAATGCAGCCAATACATCCCTGGAGAATATTGCTGACCTTACATTTGCAAAAGACAACACCCTCATCTTTGATGACTTCGTCGACAACGCTAGTCCCAACAAGGTCCTGTATCGAATAGCTGTTGTCAACGGGGATGGAAGCATAGGCGAGTTTTCTAGCCTGCCAATTCCATCTTTCAAAAAGATAAGTGATCCTTTGAACACAGCGGCAGTTCCTGTGTCAATTAGGGCAATCAATAAGCTCGGCGCGGCTCACATTCGAGTAACAACGCTATCAGATGACATTTACACAATCAGACTATTGCGGCAGGAGTTTGACAAAATAGGGTCGTTCAGCGACTCGGTGACAGTGATTCCTTCTGACAGTGATGATAATCTCACCCTTGTCAACGGCGTGATTGACTCATTCGAGTTCAGAGATTCGACGGCAATTTTGGGAAAGAAGTACCGATATTTTGTAGCGTATCGTATTGGACAACCTGGATATGCCTCTCTAGGAGAGGAAATACTGTCAGACGAAGATGAGCTTCTCATTCGTCGATATGTTACAACTGACATCCCGTTCATTGTGTCGGTAACAGACGCAACCGTAAGCCAGGATGCAGACAACAACACAACTGTGTCTTTCGACATTCAATCCAAGGAAACAACAGATCTCTTCAGAGCTGTTATCAGTTCTCTACGAGCTGCGGGCGTTGGAAATGAGTTCATATCAGCTCTACAGAAAGATGACATTAAGGCCAAGCTGTTTACGATGTTCTTGGTGGAAAGGTTTGAGTTTTCATCTGGTCGCCGAGACACCTTTGGAATCTATCCTGCTGGCAACTTTTCTGACTCGTCGACAACAAGACTGGCACGAAAAATTCCTCCTCCCCGATCAGGCGAGAGGTACGAGTACATTGTCAAGACATGTCTCCAGCAACCAGAGGTCTTTTTGCAGACGTCAAATGTAGGTCTGATAAATCGCTACGGAGATGAGATCAAAAGGAAAGGTGCAAGATTCTCGAGACTGGTATATGACAAGCTTGGTGTGATGCCATCAGACAGAGATGTCCTGGGCGGAAAATCGATTGAAAGTTTGTTGTTAGAGGCCCAAGTAGGACAAGAGAACTCTGTGTATGCAAGGATTCCAAAAACCAGCCCAACAATAGAGTCATTCCAGGTGACTAAAAAGAGTTTCTACTCGACCCTGACTTGGAGAGCTGCAGGCGATACAAAAAATATCAGCTACTTCTTGGTTTACTGCTCTCATAATGGTGCCAATCAGCTTCTTGGAGCCATAGCAGCTAGCGATTCGTCATCCTTATATCGATTTCGAGATGACACATTTTTTGACGAGGTGGGAGAAAAAGCATACAGCATCAGGGCCATTAGTTTTGATGATGATGAGATGGCGGGATCAGTTTCGGTTAGCACTGATACACCTTTCTCAATTCCGGCAAACTCAATGCAAGATTTTCTGCAAGGTGCAAGTCCGGACTTCTCAAAACTACAGGAGCTTGTTGGAGGTCTTGACAGTCAGTTTGATTCATCCACAAGTGAAAAACCATTCGACTGGTCGCAGGTTGATCAACCCAACTTTTCTGGAGAAGCGAGAGAAGAAGACGGAAAGAAAGACCCAGGAGCCGGTTTCATATCAGCTAACAGTTCATCCACGTCAGGCCAAGGCAAGAAGACACACTTCTTCAGCTTTGTATCACTGGATGCCAATCAAGAGATATTTGATGTCGATGAGAAGTCGCAGATATTGAAAAAAGGATCATTCTTCTAATGGGGGTAAAAAGTGTCACTTAATTTCATGAAAATTAGCATCTCATCGCAGGTGTCGTCTTTTCTCCCTCCGAAGAACATTGCTCCGCCCGCGGTCGCGTCAAAGCAAGTCGGTTCATTCCCAACATTTTCACTTGCGAGCAACATCAGTTTGATGCCTCCGCTGCCAAACCTTGCCAGCTTCGCCGTTTCTCTTTCGCCCATGATAGATTTCTTTCCGCCCGGACCACCGCCTGATTGGGGATCATCAAAAAGCAAACTGGTTCCCATCGCTGACCAAGCACCTCAAAAAGACTCTACGATCGGCAACGCTAACAATGAGGACAAGAGCTCTCTTTCATCTCTGTCTGCAAAAAATGAAACCAGCCAGGCGCCAAAGACCAATCAAGAGATTGCGATGGATGAAAAGAGGATAGAGCCCATTGCTATTTTCAATTTGAAAACAAGCGATTTCAAAGGCGATGTTTTTTCGCCCCTGCAGGCTGCTGTTGTCCAGGCTTTCTTGGAGGACCGAATATCGCAGGAGTTCTCTACATCAATTTTTGAAAAATTGCTAGCTGAAGATGACTCTGCCTTCTCCGATCTAGATGTTAGACTATCACAACAGATTTCATCAGCTCAGAACGCCATAGATCAGCTGCGATCAATCTTCAAAGTTTTGCAATTGGTGCATCAATCCATGTCACCCCAGATTGAGAAGAAAAGTATATCGTTGATCACAACCCAGATCATGAACGATCTGTGCAAAGTGGAACCTCTTTTGGTAGCTTCACAAAAACCGGTTGATCCCATGTCGATTGTTAGGTTTTTTAGCCCGCAAAGAGATAAGAATCCTCTAAAGAGCCGGACTGCCCTGATAACCCAAGTGCTACAGATTGCATCGCAGGCGCTGTTCAGGTGCTATACACCTCTAATCTTGGGAAATCATCTTCTCAACAGTCAGGAGGGATTATTCTCAGTTGCAACAGGGAAGAAGCAGTATTCAACTGACATCAAGTCCCTGTCGATGAAAAACAGCCCGGCACAGAATTACATCTACGGTCTGGCAAATGAAACCGCGTATGTTAGTCTTGACTTCTACAGAAAGATGATCGATCCGTCTGATAAGAAATCACTGGCGCTGGTTACGATGTTGGCTAACGAGTACGCAATCTCCGCTGGTCTGGGTAGGCTGGCAGAAACTCCTTTGGGAAATCGATTTGGGTCAAACTCCCAAAACTACATCAACACGTTTTTGGGAACACAAGAAATTCAGGATGCATCCCAAGAAACAACACAGCCGAACAGCTTAGTTGACGATCTCGTAATTGCACCGGACGGATCAGCTCAAACCCAAGCAAAAAATCGGGTACTCCTTCTGGATAGTAATGATGTGATTTCAACACAGGAAAACACAGAAGTCAACAGTTCATTTAATGAGTTCATGACATCTGTGACTCGTTCCCCTCTCACCAATAAGATGAATTTGTTTGATGACGCACTAGTTCGGGCCGGCACATCCATGGACGAAGGACTTCAGTTTTACAAAAAGCTACACCTCAGAGATCAAGAGCCGGTATTGTTGACACCGCGTGGCCTATACACAGGCCTCCTTGATGAGGTATCGGTTTCCTTGTCGCAAATGGCGGCAGGAAAAAATAGCGGGAAAAAGTTGAGCATTGTTGAGCTGGCTGTCATGAGAGAAATAGCCAGCACAGGAAAGAGTTCTGACAGCAAGTGGTCACCAGCAAACATTGTCAAGCGCTATTTGCTTTCCTTAATGGCGAAGAAGGCTGCCCTGAAGCTAAGTGGAAAAGATTTCCAGCAGTTCAAATCGGACGCAGCCGCCGGAAAAAAATCGCAGCAATCAACAACGACGGAAGTTAACATCAAAGAGGGTGACGAAACAGACGGAAAGACGTACACAATCACGACGTCACAAAAGGAATCAGATTCTGGTGCTGTTGTAACATTCTCAAATGACGTTGTTAGGTTTTCTCCAAATGACTCCAACTTGATCGGCGAGAAGATGCAAAACGCCGTTCCTAATGAGGTTGTAAAAGCCCTTTTGGACCTAAGCAGGCTGCAGACTCCTCCCGCGGCGGCTAACGAAGTCATTATCAAGATGTTTCCTTCGACATTCTTTGAGCAAATCTATGAGTCTGACACATCACTTCTCAGCCGTATCGTTGGGATTTTCATTAGCATGCACGAGGAAGCAAAAGGTTTCTCAAAAACTGAAAACGAAGATGCCACCTGGCTCGGTCCAGATCGACTAACACGTAATTCTCAAATTGATGGAACGTTGTCGATCTCCATTTTGTTTGAAGCCGCGCTAGACTTGATATCGATGTTTACTGATTCGGCTGTCAGAAAGGACTTCGTGGGCAGGTTTTCTGTGGTGGCACCGGTAGGTCCGGACACCCAGAACTTCACGGGTTATCATGCAGCTCGCTTGTTGGTCCAGGGATCGAAAGCCAATGATTTCACCCAGCTACTTAGTGACAACAACAGGCTGCCCGATTTAGACAATCGATCAATCGACTCCGTCGTAACAGCCCAGTTGTATCCACATGAAAAATCATTTAGGGCTCTTCAATCCAACTTTACTGGCCTTGCCGAAGAGCGTGATGCACCTTTTGTTTCGTTAGCTTCGGCAAGGGGACTCATTGCATACACCAAACAGCAGACAAAAATCTTGTCCGGTCTCGGCGCAATGCTTCGAGGCGATAAAGATCCGGATGACTTGGCAAAAGCACTTCGAAGCTTTGCACAAGAGCAGCTAGGGAAAGAGTTTCTGGATTCTGTGACGGACTATAGCTTGGACATTGCCCAAGATCGACTCAACGATATCAGGCAAGGAAAGGAGAGGCCAAGCAAGAGACTGGAAAAACTCTCGATGGGAGAAAAAGTTTGCATCGAAGCAATAATCAGAGATGCCAGCACCAAACAGACCGACAACATTGTTTTTTGCTCATTTGGTCTTCCTGGTAATTTCATCTCTAGCCAGCTGAAGTTTAGTCTAGACTCTGGGCATGAAGCAAACATCGAAGATGAGGTGATGTCACTATCGATTTTTCAAGACGGAGTGTTTGACAACGCTCTTTACAAAAAGATGTCGAAGGATTTCTTCGTGACGAGATTCTTTGATCGAAACAGCTTTTCTGGATTTGGACCGAAAACGGTTTCAAAAACCGACATTGTGAATAAAATGATGCTAGCGAATGGCCAAACCGGCGCGGAGTTTGCTGATAAGCACAAAAATCCGGCTGCTGTACGACAGGTGCTGGAAAACGAGATGACATCACATCTGATGAAAAAAGCATTATCCCTTCTTTCGACTGTTGATATGACAGAGGAGAACTTGGTCAAAATCGATTACGAAAAACGTAGTCCCGGCGCTAAAGATCTGGCACAAAAGATCAGCGAGGTCGCGGGTCTGCCGAAGAAAACGTTTGATGGGATATTCTCAACTGTAGATGGAGTTACCCGTTTGTCAGAAACGATGATCCTCAAGTCAATTGTCTCACATGTTACAAAGACGACAGAGGGCCAGATTTTTGAGCCAGCTGTTATCGATTTGGGAACGGCGGAGTTATTCTATGACATATTTAGTTCTCCGTATTTCTATGACGGCTTGATTCGAGAGCGGGTCTTCTCCCCTGTGTACTTCGATAAAGTTCTGGGCTGTTTCTTTGATTCTGGAGAGTTTGTTAAGACATCCGATGGAAATATTGAGATCATCAAGGGTGGGGAAAGGATCAACACAGGCAAGGCGAAGGACATGGCCAGGGTAGCTACGAGCACAACCCAGGGAACTGTTTCTATCATGACATACTCAGCCGAAGTCAATTCGGCATCACCGGTGGTTTAGAATATGGCAACTGCAAGTAGACGATTTACAATAGTTGAGGTACCGGATCCGGTTGAGATTAAGGCAGAGTTTGTCTACAATTTTTTCACCCCTGATGAGAGAACAAATGACGCAGGAGATTTGAGAGTCCCCGGGATTGGCCGAACAAGAGAGGCGACCGAGGAAACCATAAGGAAAAGATCTCTCAAACTGAAGGTCCCAAGATATGTCAATATCAATTTCAAGCCGGCCCAGAGTGTAGATTTCAACAACTTTGGAGACGCAAAGGAAACCACTGATCTTTCAAAGTTTCTCAAGGAAGGGAAGGTATCAAGTGAAGAGTCGATAACAAACGAGCCATTTGCGTCAGTTCGAGAGTCTGATCCGGATGCCACAAAAAGACTGTCTGAGAAGGTAAAGTCACTAAGCAATGCTCTAAATCTCGACTTCTCAGATTCTCATCAGTCTGAGAAGCTATCTCAAATTCTGGGTGTAGATCAAGGTTGGATCCAAAAGCTAATCTCTCCATACGAAAATCAAAAAGACCTACAGGTGAATTTCAAACCCGATGTATCACAGGCAACCCTTTTTGACATCGCATCCCAGCTGTCCCTTACTTCTCTAGTAAGCAAAAGAGTCCTGGGAGTCGCTACATTGGGAGGTGACGATGTGTCTCCTCTTAGCCGAACGGGAGACAAAAGCATAGGAAATCAGATCGCAAGTGATTTTCTGTCTTCGGCCGACTCTGTCAATTTGACGGATTCTGATTTTGAGGCTGCACTAACGCCATTCAAGACTGTTACCGACGGAATTGAATCCAACGACACTGTCCGAATCATGGCTGCAACAACCGTCGGATACATTTTGATTCGAAAGCAGTTAGCTCCGTCTGGCCGCTGCCCAGACCCTGGCCCCACTGGATTGAGCAATCCTCAGACTTTCGTTCTGTCCGGAAGAGAAAGCACCAGCTTTATCGATTCAAAAGTAGCGTATGGAACAAAATACGTCTACTCAGTCAGGGCAGTTTATCGAGTTGATGCAATTGTTTCAACAGGAAAGGATAAGAAGTCCCAAATTGCCACGCTGATCGCTTCACGTCCATCGGCAGCAGTCACAGTGGTAACTGAAGAGTATCAGGCGCCGGAGTTTCCTGATGGTGTCTTCTATAATTTCCACTACAGCAAAGGGCGCGGACTGATCATGACGTGGCAGATCCCATCGGGAAGATCTCGAGACGTGAAGTTTTTCCAAGTGTTCAGAAGAAGAAGCATTTATGAGCCATTCCAATGCCTGGCCGAGATTGATTTTGATGATTCGGGCATTCCAACATTACGCCCCGAAAGAGTTCGTCCGGACCTGGTGATAAAATCAAAGGGACCACAGACGATGTTTGAGGACCGCTCATTCAATCGGGACTCAGCTGATGCTATTTATGCCGTTTGTGCAGTAGATGCTCATGGATTGACGTCAGGATACTCTGCACAAACACAAGTGGGATTCAATAAGACATCCAACATACTGACTTTGAAAAACATCTCGCGACCCGGTGCCCCAAAGCAGTATCCCAACTTCTTTATCGACCCGGATCTGGACGACAACATTGCCGTTGATTCATTTTCGCAGGATGCGATTTTTGATAGTGGACACACTCGAATGGATGTCTACTTCACACCCGACACAATTGAGGCAACAGACGACAAAGGCAAAATCATCAATGCATTGGTGACTAACAAGAGCGAAGGAACATATCAGGTTCATTTTTTGAATCTTGATCTGCAGAAATCAACAACAGCTGAGATTCGAGTCAGCGATAAACGAGACGAAATCTAGTAATTTACGAAAAGCCGGATGATGTGATATTTAGTCTGGTAGCGCCGCAAGGTGCAGGAACACGAAAGAGAAAATGAAAGTTTACTTGATAGAAAACACGCAGAACGGAAAAGGGTATGTGGGAATCACAACCAAGCCTCTTTCTGAGCGCTGGAGATATCACGTTCATGCTTCAAAATCTGCGAAGACGCTTCTGGCAAAAGCAATCAGAAAATACGGCACCGACACTTTCAAAATGAAAACGATAGAGAAGTGCGACTCTGAAGTATCCCTCCGAAAGAGAGAGACATTTTGGATTGAGAAGCTGGAGACTTTTGTGAAGCAAGGGGGATACAATATGACCCTTGGCGGAGACGGAATCTTCGGATATCGTCATACTGATGAAGCCAAAGCGGCAATGAGTCGAGCTCGGATGGGAAAGAAGCTATCACCGGCTCACTGCAAGGCGATTTCAAAGGGATTGTTAGCAGCAGACTTGCCCGGAAACGGTGGCCGGCCGTTCGGGACACCTCAGTCGGCTGAGGCACGAGCAAAGATCGCGGCAGCAAACAGACGAAGAAAATACAAGACGACGCCAGTAATCCAGCTTGACCTGGAAGGGAATGAGATTCGAAGGTTCGAATCAGCCCAATTGGCAGCAAAATCATTGGTCAACGGATCAGACAGCAAAATACTGTCTGTTTGTCGAGGACTAAGACAGACGCACAAAAAGTGCAAGTGGCGCTATGCACCACTGGAGGTGTGATATCGGATTTCTTGACAATTCTACAAACAACATTATCATCGACGCGGTACTAACTGACGTCGGTCGCCGCAAGTTGGCGGACAACAACGGAAGTTTCAAGCTGGCGTTTTTCTCGCTTGGCGATGATGAGGTCGATTACACAATCATCGAGAAGTTTGGACGCACCGTTGGAAAAGAGAAGATCACAAAGAACACACCAATCTTTGAAGCACAGACTCAGGGAGCTCTGGCTCTCAAATATCGTCTGCTGACCTTGCCGGATCCAACAGTTATCAGGCTTCCCTCGATGTCAATCCTGGGAGTCACCAACAACACAATCACTCTTGATCCGACAACAACGTCAGACGTCAGGGTTGTCCAGAAAATTGATGCACAGACTCGAATTCCGGACGGAACAGGAGATGTGATGTTTACTGTGTTTGTGCCGGATCGTTTCTTGACAATCCGGGATCATACCCCGTTGCAGGTCGAGCCGACCAGTCGCATTGCAAGCTACAACATTGTTAGGTCCACACCAACAAGTCAGAATGGAGCCCAGATGCAATTCACTCTGGAAACACGGGCAATAGACGATACATCGTTCAATGTTTATGGAAACGGAGACACTATTAGCACGGTCGTTGCAGTGGTTGGAGATCAGTCAGGCCTTCGCAAAGAATTCATGGTCAATATCAACAAGAATAGCAGCAGTTCATAAAAGGAAATAAGTCATGGCAAAAGTAATAGGCGGAAGCTTTAAGAGAATCTCACCTGAGGACATCAAGCCCTCTCGATCTGTACTAAATCAACTGGTTGACGTAATTCAGGAAGATGTCTCTGGAAGTGCCACGAGAAGGTCATATCAGATCTTTGTAACAGGCGGAATCGGCCCTGGAGTAACCAGCTCTTTGTTCCAGACCGTCTACGATCAGGATTTCACGCTACAGACAGCCAATCCAATTCTTGATATGACCATGGGTCTCTGGTATAGTGGAACAACGGTTGTTACTGCATCGACCAATGAGGACTCAGCTGGAAAGCTATTGTTCCCATCCCAAAGTCTAATGATGCGTGAGAAGATTGACATCTATCGACAGTACGCCGCGAACCTCTTGGGTGATGCAACACAGGCTTTTTACTCTCCGTTTTCTATCAGCTCAACACCAACAAGCGTCCCAACCAATCGAATTGATAATGCACTTTTCCTGTCCTTCAAGCGACTCTTTGGCCGCGACTCCCTCAAGAGAGAAACATTTGCAATTCGACTGTACCAGACCGGAACCACCAGCGCACGGGATGAGGATGCTACTCTGACTGCAAATGGACAGGCTAATCTGAGTTTGACTTCAATCTCCGGATCAGGTATCTTCACAGATATCGGGGCCAGCACAAATCAGCAAAGGACGTTTGGCGGCGGCGTAGGAACTATCAAAAACGCTGCAGACACAAGCATTGAAGCCGGACTGATATTCTACGATGCCGGCACTGTGGTTCTCGATCTCGAGAAAATCTTCTCAGGATCCCAAAAAATGTCCGGAACCATTGACGCCATGGCAAATGGGGTTACCATTGATGGCGCCACCATCCCCGCTGGATCAACAGTGATGGGATCATCTGCCGGAAACCCACAAGCCAAGTTCATTCCGGACTTTGTGGTCTCGGCCTCCATCGACAACATTATTGATCATGTTGCTTCCTGTCGATTCCAGTCCGGAACTCTAACGGCAGCAACTTTCCAGAACAATACCAACATCAATTCAACATTGATCTTCTGCCGTGCAACTGCCGATGAGTTCAACTATTCAACCAACCCAACATTCGTCAATAGCACTGGAAAGATCCGGGTTGTTGATTCTGGCCAGGAAGACACGCAGCGAACGTTCACCATGCCAACAACTGTTGGGCTTCATGATGAGTACGGAAACTTGCTAGCAGTGGCAAAGGTTTCTCGCCCAATTGAGAAATCAGATGAGAGGGACATCACGTTCCGTCTGCGGCTAGACTTCTAATCCCGTGTAATCACTCTCCCAACATGGTATAATGGAAAAGCGCCCGGCGCGGCGAGGGAGATTCAAATGCACTACTACGCTCACGATCGAGTTGAGATTTCCGAACTTGTTGGCAAGACGATGAAGTCTGTCAAGCAATTACAAGGTGAAGACGGAGATGAACTGACTTTCATCACAGTTGAGGGTGAGGTCTACGTTTTCGTTCATGACCAAGACTGCTGTGAGTCCGTCAAAATCGAGGACATCACCGGTGATCTCGAAGACTTGGTGGGTTCCCCTCTGTTACAGGCAGATGAGTCAGCGTCACAGGATACTGATAGGCCTGATAGGTGGTCTGAGAGCTGGACTTGGACATTCTTCAAGTTCGCAACCAATAAGGGTTACGTCACCGTCCGATGGCTTGGTGAGTCCAACGGATATTACAGCGAGTCTGTCGACTTGTATCGACTGAAGAAAGAGGATGACAATGAGGATTCGTAAGTTTGATGAGAGGGCAACTGAAGCTGAGGTGATCCGAATGGGTTGAATGGCACTCAATACCATCCAAAGCGTCCATCGTCGATATTCAGCAGGGGTTGCTGCAGATATTTCATATTCTATCTGGTATGAACTTGAACAGGTTTCTGGGTGGACTGCACATGAAATTCGTGCTGCATTGAAAAAAGAGGAACACTATGACACTGAATGAAAATGATTGCTTGGTTTTTCTGGACGTTGATGGTGTTTTGAACTCTGCGGATTTCTTTGATGAGAATTTCTGCCCGCTGCTCACAGGAAGCTTCTGGGAACGTGAAGCTAAGATGCTTGACAAAAACTGTATTGCACGCCTGAATCGATTAACTTCATCTGTTGACGCCAAGATTGTCCTGTCATCAACATGGCGGATGCATTTCGACAGTACAGAGGCCGCCGCAACATTTTTCAACAAGCTGGCGAACGTTCATGGAGAATTTGTCGGCATGACTCCGATCCTTCATACCCCGCGCGGCATTGAAATCCAGGCGTGGCTCGATGAAAACGCTCCCAATTGCGAGCGATTTGTGATTCTAGATGATGACGATGATATGGAGCATTTGACGGATCACTTTGTCCAAACCAGTTTTGATACTGGTTTGTCTGACGCGAATGTTGTGGAAGCAATCAAACTACTGACATAGTTAGCCTCTATTTACTTTGAGGGCGAAGATAGTTAAGGTGGTAGTGTGTAAGCGCTACCATTCAACGCTACGGACTTGCCCATGTCGATCACAAGGATCACTTCGGATAACATAGAAAGATACACGCTACTGGCAAACCCACAGCGAACGTACAAGTCAGCATCAACCAATGTTTCTCATGTGACTCCTCCGGGAATTACCGGTGCTTTGTCGCTTTTTGCCGATGGTTCTGCCACGCTGAAAGATGTGTACACCGACATTGGCCTGTATGCATCAACTTCCCAGGTCGCCCACAGCATAGAATCTGTCCGTGCGGCAGCAGTCGACTCTGTCGTGTCAGAATCAAATGCATACAATCAGGTGTGGGCTTATGTATCAGGTGTTCATGACATAACATCATCCACAAAGTTTGCCAAGAAGCAGAACGTAATCAGGTTCGAGCCAAGTGTCAAGATCAATCCCAATTTTCTACGAAAGAGCGTTGTCAAGGATGTTCTGTTTCCCTACTACCGGAATGCGTATCCATCGTCGCAATGGGCTTACAGCAATTATCACAGCCTCAACTTTGCCACTGGATCATTTCTTGCATCGGACACGGCGATCATTTATCCAGCCGGCACAGGAACTGTGGCGTTGCAAGACACGAACTTTTATGCTCCGGACGATGCTTTCACGTTTGACTTCTACATCAATCCTCGATACACAATTGAAAACGTGGGTGATGAGTTCACAGCCGGAACTGTGTTTCACATGTCGTCGTCTTACGCAATCAGCTTGGTGACTGGCACGTCGGTTTCTTCAGTTTCGTCGAAGCCTAATGGGTTTAGACTTCTTCTGCAACTAAGTCAGTCTGCTGAGATATCTCCGAGCACTGTTCTAGTCTCTGGAAATACTGTGACAGCTCCTGCATCATCGGCCGACACAGGATTCCTTTTCGTTTCAAACGACAACAGCTTAGATTTCAACACCTGGCATCATATTGCAATCAGGTGGGATCCAGACATTCAACACGGTTCTGGGTCATTTGTTATTGATGGAGAAGAGCAAGGTAGCTTCCTTATCACCAGTTCGTCAGTCATGGCACCAATTTCGACCACACCAGAGATTCATGATGCCGACGCCCTTTTCATTGGAAACTTTTTTGAGGGAACTAACCGGGACACCAAGCCAATTGCTGGGTATTTCAGCCCGGATGCACACACAGAGTTTGGTGTTCTCGATTTCAATGGCGACTCCAACGCGGCTGATCCAGCAGATGCACAGTTCAATCACCCACTGAATGCCGAGGTCCACGATCTCAAAATCTTTGACAACTATCGAACACTGCAACAGATTCTAACGTCGTCGAAGGAGGGATTCTCTCTGAATCCTTACTACGTGCAGGCCGGTGTGACAGGCTCAGAGCCTCAACTATCCGGAACTTCTGCTAACGACGGTCTTCTGTTTTATGTGCCGCCGTTCTTTGTCAAGAACACGCCAACTCGTTGGATCAATCAGACGCCTTTCTTTTACGCTACTGGGTCAACTGAAGACCCGTTCAATGTAGCTATGTCGTTTGGCATCGCCGGACATGAACTCAATTTGGAGAACTTTACTCGTGAGTTTGTTCGAGGCTTCTATCCACGACATGTTGGACTCGAGGCTGCTCGAATTGATGAGACGACCAGTATCGCCCGGACGGCCAACTACTGGATTTATGAGTCAGGCAGTAATCGAAAACGAAATGTGACAGTACTTCCCAACGACAACGGAAGGTTCTTCCCAAACTTCCAGCTACTTCTGTCAGGAAACCAAACGACTGCAGCCAGTGGATCTCTCCTCGACAGGTATCGAAATGATTTTGGAAACATCGACCTGTCAATGATAACTCTGAGGGACATGGTTAGCACAGCATCTCTTCCTGCATTTGATGCCCCAAATGACACCACCACTTTGGGAACCGGCTCGATTCTGGCACCTGTGATTGGCTCGACCCCGGAAGATCCAGGAGTCTCGCCCGGCAATATTTTGACCATTTTGCAACGAACCAAAGATCCAACATCCAACGAAGTGGTTTTTTTTGACATATCCAATATGTTCTACGGAGACATGATCAAGCCGAAGTCTGTTGTTCTAAAAGACATGGCCGTCACCGGAACCAACGGGAGGGTCCAGATAACTCTCAAGGATGACGGATACGGAAATCTGTATCGAGCTGACAGTCTCAGTGCTCATGCTACATGGGCATCAGTGGGAAATGTCATTTACGAGGAAGGGATTGTGGTGGTGAAGTCGCCTAATCTTCCACTCTTCGGCGCCGATGCCTGGGAGATTTCATTTGAAGGCCAGAGAAACATTCATGTTCTTGAGGTAAACGTTCCGGTCAACAAAGGCTACATCAACTCATCATCCAACTCATCATATCGGGACATGATCCCCAGTGATTATCCTAGCGAAACGGCCGGCTCGTTTGTTTACTTAACAGGCATGCAGTTACATGATGGGAACATGAACGTAGTGGCTCGAGCCAACTTTGCGCAGCCGGTTGTGAAAAGAGATGGGGATCGCTACACGATCCGGGTCAGATGCGACTTCTAATCGCGAAACAATGAAAATACTTGGAATCGACGTATCAACATCCAATATTGGTCTATGTGTAATTGACACAGAACAATCCCAGATGAACCGGGTTTGTGAGGCCTATGGACTACCCCTCTCTAAGGTTCGAGGCCTCTACACCAAGTCCTGTGAATTTAGGGACCACATACAGAGGATCTCCCAGGACCACATCATCAATGTCATCGTCGTTGAAGAGCCCTTACAGTCATTCCGAAGTAGGATGTCTTCGGCTGGTACGATTGCTTTACTGAATCGATTCAATGGAATTGCCAGCTATATTGCTCGATCCGAGCTGAGGTGCCCTCTCACGTTGGTCAATTCAGTGTCGGCTCGGAAGTCTGTCGGGTGCGCAATTGACAGAAAGTCGACTGTGGGAACCAAAGAGCAGGTATTGCAATGGGCCATGGCCCGTCCAGAGATGGAGATGTATCAGTGGCCAACAAAAGTCCTCAAGGGTGGGCCCGACAAGGGTAAAACCCGTCGCAAGGAAATTTGCTACGATATTGCCGATGCATTTGTGGTGGCAGTCTGGGGTGCTGATGTTTTGAAAATCGATGATCTGGATGATATAGTTGTTTAGTGATACAAGAAAGATCTAAGAAAATACAGCTACTAGAAAGTGCATTTGGAAGCGGTTGTCTTAATATCGACGGCATTAATTTTCTTATGTGTTGTCCAAAGTGCAAGGACAAACGAACATCCAAGAAGAAGCTCTACATTCAGTTAGCAGACGGATGGTTTCACTGCTGGGTCTGCGGACTGTCTGGGAAAAATCTCAACTTCTTGTTTCGCAAGTTTGCTCCAAACAGAACTGAGGCCTGCCGCCAGCTTTTTCCGGAAAACAATAGCATACAGACCGTGCAGGTTGAAGAGCAGATTCAGACTCCTGACCTACCGGATGATCTAGTCCTGCTAGCACAGGCCAGTCAAGATCCAGATGCAAGAGATGTTTTAACTTACCTTCAAAGCCGCGGATTGTCCAGAATGGATCTGTATCGCTGGCGAGTTTGTGTTTCCAACAAGTATCGATTCCGTCGCACGGCCATTTTTCCATCATTTGATACCGAAGGCGAATTCAACTTCTACACAGCTCGATTCATTGATGAGACGAAATTCAAGTACAAAAATGCCAGGATTCCCAAAAGGAATGTTATCTTCAATGAGATTGATATTGACTGGGATAAGCCTATCATTCTGGTTGAGGGTGTTTTTGATGCCGTCAAGTGTCCTGACAATACTATTCCGGTTTTGGGATCTTCTCTTCCGGCATCTTGCAAGCTGTACAAGCAACTGAAACAAAATAGGTGTACTGTCATTGTAGCCTTTGATTCTGGTGCTGAGCTGAAAGCACACAAGGTTTGCCATCGTCTGCATCTGGCTGGGTGCGATGTCTACAACTTATCTGTCAATGGCAGCGATCTCGGAAGCAGATCAAAGCAAGAGGTACGCGATATTCTGTCTCAAACAAAGCAGTGGTCCAAGATTTCACTGATCAATCACAAGATTGCTGGCATCAAAAGCGGGTCAATACTATGATCAAAATATGTCACATGGCCGATATTCACTGGAGGTCTCTGTCCAGACACAAAGAATATCGATTTGTGTTTGAGGACGCTTTCAAAAAGCTCCGGAAGATCAACCCGGATTTTATTCTGGTGGCGGGCGACATAGTCCACTCCAAGACACAGGGGATCTCTCCAGAGCTGATCAATCATCTTACGTGGTGGTTCAACGGCCTGGCCAAGATAGCAGAAGTTCGAGTGATACTGGGAAATCATGATGGCTTGATTCTGAATCCAGATCGAGAGGACGCCATTTCTCCGATCATACATGCCATCGACAATCCAAGAATCATGCTTCACAAGAAGTCAGGTGTTTATCCCTTGGACGAGCAGCACAATCTCTGTGTTTTTTCTTGTTTTGATGAGGCCGCCTGGCCGAATGTGAAACCGGAAGACGGTAAGATAAACATTGCCACGCTTCATGGCCCAGTCCTAGGAACAAAGACAGATGAGAGCTGGGCAATTGACTGCATTGTTGGGCTGGATTTTTTCCAGGACTATGACTACACAATGCTGGGTGATATTCACAAGCAACAGTTTTTGACCCCAACGATTGCTTATCCGGGAAGCCTCCCACAACAAAATCACTCAGAGGATACAGGAAAAGGATTCCTGCTTTGGGAGATCGACGGCAAGAAGTTCAAAGCAAAACACGTCGAGGTGGATCATGATCACCCATTTGTGACGCTGGACTATGACGGAAACGTGGATAATCTGCAGTCTGTCATGGAAGAACAGAAAGTGCAATCCCATGTGAGAGTCCGGATTCAAAGTAATGTTACACAAGGAGAGATGACTCAAATCAGGGGCGCAATCAAAAATGTGTCAGATCCCATTGAGATTGTCTTCAAGCGTGAACTAAACGAATCGTCAGTTGAGATTTCCGGGGACTCCTTAGACGAGGTAACTCAAATCGACAGCTATGAGTCAGTCAACTCCCTTGTCAGTGAATACTACTCGAAGTCGAATCTCAAGCAGCAGGTTCATGACGAAATGTCGAAAATCCTGGCATCCACATGGAGTTCAGCTAGGTTGACTGACAACGTCTCAAACGGGCGCTGGTCAATCAAGAAGATGGAATTTGATAATGTCTTTGGGTATGGTGAGGACAATATCGTCAACTTTGAGTCGGCATCGGGAATTACTGGAATCTTTGGAAAGAACCGATCTGGAAAATCATCCCTGTGCGGGGCACTAACTTACACACTTTTCAACGGAACTGATCGTGGGCCGATGAAAAACATTCACATCGTCAATGCGAGAAAGGGATACTGTAAAAGCAAGGCCGTGATATCGAAACAAGGAAAAAACTTCCTGGTGGAACGACAAACAGTCAAGAGAACAAACAGGAGTGGCACCACAACAGCATCAACTCAATTGAATCTATTCGAATGTGATGAGACAGGAACAGTCCTTCGAGATATGTCAGAGGAGCAAAGAAGGGAGACAGAAAAGCTTCTGAGGACCATGGTTGGGAGCCTGGATGATTTTCTACTAACTTCGTTGGCATCCCAGGGCGACATAAACCGATTCGTATCACACGGGTCGGCAACACGAAAGAACATCCTTGCCAAGTTTTTGAGGTTGGACATTTTGGATGCGCTTCATGATCAAGTCAAACAAGAGCTTTCATTTGCCAAGAAATCACTGGCAGCCATTCCGGAAAAGCAATTCGATATTCAGATTCTTGATCGTAGGTCTAAGCTAACTGCCAGAAAGAGTGAGAGAGATGCAGAGGCACTCGCGATGGAAAAAATCACTGCCATTCTCAATACCATCAACTTGGCGCTAGGATCCCAATCAGATGAAGCTTATACCCAAATCGAAATTGATGATCAAGAGGAGAAGGTAAACCAGCAGGTGCTGGATTTGGAAGACCTAGAAGAATCGAAAAAGACCGAGACGCTTCAAAAGGAAGCCTTGTTATCGACAGCATCGGAAATGGAGAAAGAGATTGAGGATATTGACTTTGATGATATCCGAGAATCCAAGGACAAAATTACCGAGTTTGAACACAGCCTGTTGGTCCTGACAGGCGAGATTGAAACCAAGTCGTCAGAGCTTAGGCGAGACAAGAGGGAAGTCAAAAAGCTAACTGATGTTCCATGCGATGACACTTTTCCATCCTGCAAGTACATTATTAGCGCCAAGAAAGCTGAGAGGAACATGCTGGACAAGAAAGAAGAATTGCGCCAGTCAAAGAAACACGCCGCGGCAATGAGATCGTCCCTCAAGAAGTTAATGAAAGAGAACATTGATGAGAAGCTCGAACAAAAGCAGACATATGACGAAAAACGATACGTGTTGCTTCAGGCAATTTCGAAGTGTAATATGTCGATCTTAAGGATACAATCATTAATATCAACAGTCGAAAGAAATCTTGAGGCAGAAAAGGAACAATTGACCAGAATGAAGATCAACCTTTGCTCAACAGAGAATGCCAAGTCCAGAGAGGTTCTGGTCAAGAAGAAAAAACTAGCAGAGGAAAAGTTTCTGGAAGCAAAAAGAAGAGTCCAAACGCTGAGTGAGAGAATTGGGCTTTTGGTCGCTGACATTGGACAACTTAAAAAAGACAAGGATGGGTTTCAAAAGAACAACCAGCGGGTCTACGTGTTATCCCTGCTGGTTCGAGCTTTGAGTCGAGATGGGATACCACTGCAGATTATTAAGCGGAAGCTTCCCCTCATCAACAATGAAATTGCCAACATCTTGCAGGGTGTCACCGGATTTACAGTTGAACTTACTACCGACGATTCATCCGGCATGGACATTATTCTCAACTACGGGGACTCAAGACGAGTTATCGAGTGTTGCAGCGGAATGGAAAAGATGATGTCTTCGCTGGCTATTCGGACAGCTTTGGTCCGAGTCTCTAGTCTTCCGAAGTGCGACACCCTAATCATCGACGAAGGGTTTGGGGCGCTGGATGCAACCAACATTGAGGCGTGCACGGCATTGCTTCGAAGTCTAACAAAAACATTTCGATCGATCATAATCATTTCACACGTGGATACAGTCAAAGATGTTGTGGATAACATCATTGAAGTTTCAACAAATGCGGGCCACGACGCAAAAGTTAGCTTTCTATAGGAGAATTAGTAATGGCAAAAGTCGATCAAGACACTACAATCATGAACAAAACACCTCAAATTTTGGATGTTTTGACAACAACAGACATTCCAGTGAAGGATGGAGTCGCATATCTTGATGCCGGATTGGCAAAAAGCAAAGTGGCGAAATGTCAAACATCAGCCGGGAATGTTTATAACGAGATCTTCACCATTTTTGAAAGGACTTGGACAGTACAGCAGTGCCTCAAGCACATGGACGATCCCAAAAATGATGTGATTCTTGAGATGGGCAGCGCAGAGCTTGCTGTTTACAACGTCTTCAAGCTGTTTCATCACTATCCCAACATCATTGGTGTGGATATTCGACGTGACTATCTGGAAAGTTCAATCGTCAAGAAGCGAAAGGATGTGCTAGCTTTGTGTACCGATCTGACAAAGCCACTTCCCATCAAAGACAACTCAATCTCTATTGTTGTCCTGAATGAAGTGATTGAGCACCTATCATATGATGCAAATGTCATTTTCTTCAAAGAAGCATTGCGAGTCCTGAAGCCTGGTGGCAAGGTTCTGGTTGCATCTCCCATTAACACTGAGGCCCGCGAGTTCCACAATACCACAAAAGAGAAGGGCCTCGGCCACATCTTCTTCTGGACGGTAGAGCAGTTTGAAAAGGAAATGCTTGCGATGGGATACAGCGACATTGACAAAAAGTGGGGATACTCACTCTCAACAAGTATTCGAACCAATGAAATTAAGAAATCTCTTCATCCAGCCGTAGCAGATTTCTTGACGGAAATCAGTCGTATGTATGGCTCTCCGGTTGCTCGTGCAATCGCTTTGTCTGCTCCGAACGTTGAGAACGGTGGCTGTAGGTTTATCCTAACCAAATGATTGAGAAGAAATCCAGGTCACGATCCGGAAGCTATCAACTCGTAGCACCGGATCGTGACGTCGTTTTTGAATGTCCAGTTTGTGGTTACTTGTTTCGGGATAACAAAGATTTCGAATCTTATCACAAAAAGGCGGCATGCACGCTTTGTGTGGATACTTACTACTACATCAACGCCGACAGATGGGAAAAAGGTTGGCGGCCAGATAGAAGTGAGGTAATCAAAAAATGGATTTCAACGATGTAAACGTCCTGGGCAACATAATCAACACTACGTTTGGAAAATCATCTTCTCCAGACGGAACATATTCAATCAAGTGTGATCTTGGTGGTGATATTCTCACACTAAAATACAGTACCATTGTACACTTCGCAGGTGAGGCTGCACTAGGAGCCCAGGTTGTCCGGTGTGCAGATGAAGCAAGACAACGACTGGATAGCTATCTAGCTGATATCAAGAAGGAATTCAAAGCCGAAACCGGAAACACCCTCAAACATGGAAAAGGTGAGGGAGCAGATAACGTAGAACTGATATCGGCAACATCAAATTCATTGAGAAAGATCGCCTACTACCGGATGAACTGGCCGCTTCCGTTAGGATAACATCATGGCCGGACCAACACCTGCACAAGCTAAAGAAATCATTCGCTGTGGAAAGGATCCAGTTTACTTTATCAACAAGTTTGCGAAGATCCAACACCCTCAGCGTGGAACCATAAAATTCGCCACATATGAATTCCAGGATGACTGCGTTCGATCCTTCATTGAACATCGTTTTAACATCATTGTTAAGGCACGTCAGCTAGGTCTTTCTACAGTTACAGCTATTTACGCAGTTTGGTTGGCTATATTCTATCGTGACAAGAACATTCTAATCATCGCAACCAAGCTTTCAACTGCAAAGAACTTTATCAAGAAAGTAAAAGTTGCGATGAGATGTTTGCCGCCATGGCTTGTGATGCCAGGGATTGTGGAGCAGACACAGCAGCACATTTCATTTAGCAATGGATCTCAAATCAAGGCCATTCCAACGTCAGAAGACGCTGGACGATCAGAGGCTCTTTCTTTGTTAGTTGTTGACGAAGCAGCTTTCATTCGAAATTTTGCTGATCTGTGGAAGGGTCTTTACTCTTGCCTGTCTGAGGGCGGCCGAGCTATTGTAATTAGCACTCCAAACGGTATTGGAGGAAGATATCACGAGCTTGTTGAAGGGGCGAAAAACAAGACCAATGATTTCAACTACATCAAACTTCTGTGGGATGTCCATCCTGGACGTGATGAAGAGTGGCTAAGAAAAGAATCGAAGAATATGACACCCACAGAAATTGCACAGGAGTTGATGTGCGACTTCGCTGCATCGGGAGACACGTTTGTTACAACAGATGTAATTGAAAAACTCAGCATGCAAATTGAGAATCCTATTGAGAAGTGGGGTCCGGGTGGAAATATCTGGCAATGGAAATATCCACAACCGGACGATGAATTCATCATCTCAGCAGACGTGTCTAGAGGAGACTCTGCCGATTACTCAGCTTTTCAAGTGTTGAACAAAAATACATGTGAACAGGTCTGCGAATTCAAGGGCAAGATCCGGCCAGACCAATTTGGAATTTTGTTGGCAGAGGTTGGAAAAAGATTCAATGATGCAGAGGTCTGCCCAGAGAACAACACTTACGGACAGGGGACCATCCTCAAGTTGGTGGAGCTTGGCTATAAAAACCTCTATTTCAAAACCGTCAAAGCTAAGTTCGATATGCTTTATGGGAGTGACCCTGGTGGAAGCCTAAGCAAGATTGGTATCACTACCAGCGTGGCAACCCGTGGCCCGATGCTTCGCGTTCTTGAAGAGCGACTCCGAAACAATACTCTTCGAGTTCGGTCATCCCGAGTAGTCGAAGAATTGAAAACATTCGTAATGAAGGGAAAAAAAGCCAAAGCAAAAAAGGGAAAGCACGATGATGTGTTGATGGCCCTGGCTATTGGCAATTCATTGATTTCTGCTGGTGGTTGGGGATCAACAAGAGACGTTGATATATCACGCGCAATGCTTGGTGGCTTTGCTGTCAATGGCCGCCACAAAGAACAACAGCGCCCGGTTCGTCATATCAACAATCTTAACCCTCTTGTTCCGATACCATCCGACGTGTATGCATCACAACAAAGAATGGAAACCCTTCCAGAAGAGTTTGACTGGCTTCTCAAATAACAAAACGCAAGTTGTTCTTACAATGACGTTGCAAGATACTTAGCTATTTGAGAGAGCCATGAACGACAACAAATCACTATTTACTCGACTGACACGACTATTCAGGTCCGGCCCAGTCGTCCGCCGCCGTGTTAGGGATTTCAACCAACCATCTGCATCCAGTGCCCTTGAAGTATTTCGAAAGGCACACAGCGATGTTTATAACAGCACGCTAAGCGCATACGGATCATTCGATCGGATGTCGCGATATAGCGACTTTAGCGAAATGGAGGCAACACCAGAAATCGGAAGTGCCCTTGACATTTACGCAGAAGAGACCTGTAGCTCAGACGACAAGGGTAAGGTTCTTCACATCTACTCTGAGAACAGTCGGATCCAGGTGATTCTTGAAGAGCTGTTCTATGATGTGCTGAATGTTGATTTCAATTTGACCATGTGGATTCGGAATCTAGTCAAGTATGGCGATTTCTTCATTTTCAATGATATCTCTCCTGAGTTTGGTGTCATCAATGCCTACCCAATCGCCATCAGCGAAATTGAGCGTGAGGAAGGGTTTGACGTAGAAGATCCAATGGCTGTTCGATTCCGATGGATAACTCAAGGAAACACAGTCCTAGAAAACTGGCAGGTATCACACTTCAGGCTTTTGGGTAATGATGCTTTTCTTCCGTATG